GTAGCTGCTCTTGGTTTTCATCCGGCGCATGGTTTCAATGCCGAAATACTCGCTCATGGCGAGCGTATCGCCGCGGTTAGGCGACTCCACGCCCCTTTTAATCATGTCGCGCTTGGATTCGATCTTAATCACACCTTTTTGCTCATAGGTTTTTTGGTCCAGGCGCACATTCACAAGTTCGTCGACTAAAAGCGGATCATCCGGAATGCTGATGGTGCCGTGCTCAAACTCCTCTTTGAGATTCCACCAAAGTTCGTCGCGCATCCGGTAAAACCGCTGATCTTCGGTCGGCATCTCAGTTACGTTCACGTCAATAATCACATAATCCCGGCAACGCGCACGAAGATTGCCGGCAATGCCCCAACCGACACCGATCGGGTCGATTAGGACCATTGACGGCTGGTAAGTGAATATCTGACTCATTAGCCAGTTGGTGAGCGTTTCCGAGTTTGTCGTCGTGTACGGCTTGATTTCGAGGATGTTAGGACCGCGGCGGCGAGTAAGCACGGATTCATCGCCGCCGGCACCCACGTCAATGATGATAAATTCTTCGTCTGTATCAAGTGGTTCAATTTCTCGATGGATAGCATCGTGGATCCATTCTGGATCGAGAAGAGTAAGTTCGTCCATTTTCGGAGGGAGTCCAAGGACGCGAATACGATAGGTGTTGGAATCTCGTCCGTACTTTTTCCGCATGTACTCGATATGGTCTTTGCTGACGATCTCGCTTTCTTCCGCGTTCCAGCGGAGCGCACACCACGAGTCCCGGTTTTTGAATTGCGAGTCGATCGCATAGCCTTTGCTCCTCGTGGGATTGAAAATCAGGTTGACTAGATTCAGTTTGCCGGTCAGCGTGCCCTCGAGCGGCTTGAATACCGGGTCGGCAACGCCAGATGCTTCCGTAACCGGGATGAGCATATAATCTTCATGCAAGCCGGCCAGCGTTTCGGCCTGCTCATCGAGGGAGTCTTTTGGGTTGGCCGTGCGAGCCATCATAAACCACCGCTTGCCCTCGGCCTCTTTGAAATAAATCTTATCGGTTTGAATCTCGAACCACTCACGGATGGGCGAGAACTGCACCCACTTTTGCATTTCCGACCAAACGATGTCGCGCAACTGATGGGCTGACGGCGCCGTGGTGGGAATTTTGCAGTAAGAGAAGCAGCAAAGGAATTTCCAGCAAATCCAGGCGTTGAGCGCGTCTTTCCCTGTGCCCTGGCCGCTCATAATCGAGAGGCCGATCTTTTTGGAATAGTATTCCTCTGTGGGATTGAGCGGGTCTTTATACCACGCCTTAGTTTTAGCGATAACGAGCCGGTCGAACTCGTGCATCGCCTCCATTTGCTGCTCTGATGGCGTAGGAGGTGTATTTTCCTTGGCCCTCATGCAGTCGTTGACGAATTTCGGTGTCGAGGTTCGCCACGAGTCAACGAGGTCGGTTTCTTTGCTCATTTAGGCGGGTCTGTGTCCCGAAAACATTCACTTATATCACGAGGCGGGCCCCATTTCGCCAATCGAACCTTTACGGCTTCGCAAGCCTCACGATTTATAAACGGCCCATAAAGTTGTGGGTCGAACTTGCCATAGAAAAAAAACCAAGCCAAAAAACAAATGAGAAAAGTTCGTTTCAAATTTCCTCTAGGTAAACCAAACGACCGAGATCGGCTTTCTCATAGTGGTAGCGAGGCAATCTAAAAAGTCTATTATCGCTCTTGCGCTCGACACGGTAGCATTGTTGACCAAATTGCAGGGTGTGACCCTCTGTATTGAGGAGAATATAATCCTTATCGAACTCATCAGCAGGAATTTCCAGCACCCGATGGGCGGGCACGTCGATCCAGCGGGCCATCACCGGCCCCCGAAATAATTAGTCAGGGGCTTTTTGCGCGGCTTCTTGTCGGGACCGCGGCGGCGCGCGGTGTTGAGCGCGATCGCTACGGCCTGCTTTTGCGGTTTGCCAGCCGCCATTTCCGTTTTTATGTTCGATGATATGGTTTCTTGTGAATAACCGCGTTTGAGTGGCATTTGTATTTTTCCTCCGGTTTCAATAAATCGAGCCGCAACTCGCATTCCTTGCTTAACAATATCCTCGGCTCGTCCCTTTGAAATCCCATTTTCTAGGCCAATCCGCCTAAAAGTATCGCCGTTTTTGCGCCGAGTAATAAAATCAATCCAGCGATCGATTTGACGAATTTGATTTAAATAAAAGTTATGATTTACTTGGATTACTCTTATTAGTTTCTCGTGTTCGACATCAAGTGACGATCGCCGAATCATGTCACTCCATTTCTAGGGGCACGTCTTTCCACTCGCCACCAGGAGAATTGTCGAAAGGTTTCCACCACTGCTGAAGGATTTTTATCCTTCTCTCGCCCATCATCTGAAATTCCACATCAAGAGCAGCTATGCGCCGCTCGATAAATCTCAGCTTCGCGGTCGGGAGCAATCCTTGTGAGTATTCCATTTCAGCCGGCACCGCCGCCTTGCCGTCCTTTCAACGCCGCTTGGGCTTAACCATTGTGATGGCTTTATCCCGTCCCTCGCAATAAGTCAAAGATAATCGTTGACAACTCAATTCGCCTGCGGTAGAAACTTCTAGCGGTCGGCCAACCGCATGTTCGACGAGACATCCACGCCGGGGTGCCTATCACACCCCGGCAGTCTCAACCTTGATAGGAGGTTAGTTTTGAGTTCACCAGTCGATACATTGCTAGACGAAGTTGAGTGGGAAGCCGTTTCGCTTCCTCCAGCACCTTACGGCCCATTGCCTTACGTTACCCACAAAGGCGAGTTGCACCTTGGCGACCTCAGCCTTCGCTGTTTCATACTCAGCGACGGGCAACGAATTTTTGACGCTGACGATATTGAGCATTTATTTGGCCTTCGTAGGAAGGTAAAACCATGATCGGCCTATGCGACGCACACGTAACTCTAGGGGACATCATATCGTGTCAACGTAGCATCCTGTCTCATTGGGATGAAAACGCATAGGACTGGAATGAGCGATACGACCGAAACGACCGACGGCTGACACCATTGGGGGCGCGTCCCGTCTGACTCTGCCAAGGCGATGGCATAAAAAGCAGAGAAAGAATCAGACGGGGCTGTTGTGGCGGATGAGGATAAGTCGCCAGAGGGAGTGAGGGAGTGGAGTAGAGGGAGCAAGGTGGATAGCTTGTGACCCGACGAGTCCCCTTATCTTTAATCTGAGAGAGGACAATCATGAAAATTGAACCCCGCAATTAAAGCTGTTGCTGATAGAATCTATGCGTGCGATACGAAGAAGTTCAAGCGGTTGGTGGTTTGGATCAAACAGGCGCAGAAGTACAATTATAGTGATCCGGTGATTATCGGCGCATTGCTGCGATTTGAGAAGCATGCGAAATCAGTCGATAAGGGCTGGTATCCCTACTTGGATAAAATAATCGATAAGGTAAACAAGGACTTTAACATGGGTAGCAGTGTCAGAGAGCACGAGCGGCAAAATTGGGATGAGCGGGAGTTGGCGAGTGTGTTGAAGATTAGAGAGGTGGTGAAAGGTGCATGACTCTGAAGTTGGCGAGCGCTGGCGTGAATCAAAGGACGATGAGAACCGGCCCTATGGCACGACTGGTCAAGCTATCGTGCAAGCCTTGATTCGTAAATTAGTTGATGAGCGTCAACGTGAGCGTTGGCTCACGAAACAAACCATAACGATGACACAAGCGCGAGAAATGGCTTTAACCGATTTCTGTATACAATTGGATGATTGGAATGCCTAGACCTAAACCCTCAACTCCGCCCCTCGGCAAGTGCATCGGCGGCTACTCAATCGGCTGCCGCACCGATGAGCACCCGTACGGCAAGCTGATGAATATCTATTGCATGGTGTGCAAGGCGCGGATGGGCTGCTCGATCTGCGTACAGCCGGCAGCGGAACTGGCCTGCAAGCAATGCCACCAATGGGCAACAGCTGTGGCGCTGCGGCAGCACGGGCCGATGGTGGAGGCGGATAAGGTGCTGGACAGGGTGAGAGAGATTGTATCGGGTGCTGCGCTGCTAGAAGATGTGCCGTTTTGAAGATCCAAACCTCATATTGGCGAAAGCCCATCCCTACCGATAAATACGATTGGGAAGCCGTAGACGACAATTACGAGCCGGGGGAGCCCATTGGCCGCGGCGCCACGGAGCAGGAAGCGATTGATGATCTTTTGGAGCAAATAAATGGCGAGTGACAATCGTTTCACCATAGGCAAACAGCCATGTGCCAACTTTACGCCTAGACAGGAATGGTTCGGCTCGAATCGCCACGAGTGTATCTATTGCCGCTTGGACGAAGTAACCGTTTCATTTTGTGAGAACTGCGTGCGAGATCATCACCAAGACGGATATGAGACATGCAAATTCGAGCAGATAGCGGATAGGGGAGACTGATGAGGCTCTACAGAAAGATTTTATTATTTCTCGGCATCGTGTGGCGCCAGTGGGATCAAGGACCGCCGCGGGAGTATTGCGACCCGTACCGGCTATCGGTTCGAGACGCTTGGGATATAGCCGGTATAGTTTGGGCGAAGGAAAGGGGCCAATGATGGATTACCAAGCGGAAGCGCAGCGGTTGCTGCCGTGTGAGTCGGACTGTTGCGAAACACATCGAGTAGAATGCCCGGTGGCTTTCCGTCCCGCCGTCGCCGCTGCGCTCCAAGCGAAGGATGAAAAGATCGCGGGGTTACTAGAATCGCTCGATGCGCACGATGGGTTTATTACCCAACTCCGCGCCGAAGTCGCCAAGATCAAGTCTGAGTATGAGAGACTGGACGAACTGTATCGTAGTCGCGGGTGGGCAAATGAAAAACTAATTGCTGAGCGGGACGGCGCTATAAAATCCCATTGTGGCACATGCGACGGAAGCGGTGTTGTCGATTCAGGTGGTATAACACCGTGGGATGCGCCGATCGATATGGCATGTCCTGAATGCAAAGCAAAACGCGCCGCCGCCGTGGTGCAAGGGTTGGAGATCGCAGCAAAGAAAGTTCAATATCATCGTCATCGTTTAGGAGGCGTGTCTGCTGACGCATTCGCTATTTGTGCTGATATGCGGGACGCCATTGCCGCCGAGATCGCCAAGCGCAAGGAGGAATTAAATGACAAATGACAGAGAAGATCGACTTCATGGCAAACTCGAATGTACATTAGGCGGAGTGAGGGAATACAGTGAGGGGTATCCAGTTGAATTACGCCGAAATGTGAAGACAGGACGATTGTTTATTGTGGCCTACAACGAGGGACATAACAATATTGTCCAGATTGATTTGTTAGACCTTCTTGAATGGTGCGCGGCCAATCCGCATCCTGCTGTTTCCGTTATATCTAATAACACCGCTGTAGGCACAGTTTACCCAATAAGGTAGGCACAAACTGAAATGAGCCAAGCGCAAGGAGCCCGCATGACACGAGAAGAAATCGAGAAGGCGGCGATAGAGAATCGGTACTATTATTTGAATATCGCAGAAACCAAAAAGATTGCCGAGCCGAAAGCCGTTGCCTTTGCCATTGAGATAGCCAATGCGGCGCTGGAAGAGGCGGCTACCGTGGTTGAAACTAAAGCGGTATCGAAGCCGGGATACAAAGATGAGTTTCACATTGTTGATCGGCGCAAAGGGCAACCATCAATAAGTTGCATGCTAATATCAAAGGCCCTCCGCGCCCTGAAGATCAAGGAGCCTGCATGATCTGCCTTGCCGCTATGGCCTGGGCGGATAAATGACTTGGCTAATCGTCCAGAATGACGCCCGGCAACTGCCGCTAAGGGATCAATCCGTGCAATGCGTGGTGACATCGCCGCCGTACTGGGGGCTCAGGGATTATGGCGTCACCGGCCAGATAGGATTGGAGCAAACGCCCGAAGAGTACGTCGCCCGCATGGTCGAAGTATTCCGCGAGGTGCGCCGGGTGCTGCGCGATGACGGGACTTGTTGGGTGAATTTGGGGGATAGCTATGCGAGCGCAGTCAAGGGAAGCGGCGGGCCATCGGACAAACAACTCTCAAACGCTGGCTCATTTCATAACGTGAGCCAGCGTTTGAGTCATGGCCTAAAAGACAAGGATCTTGTCGGCATCCCCTGGCGCATAGCCTTCGCCCTCCAAGCCGATGGCTGGTATCTGCGCAGCGACATCATTTGGAGCAAGCCTAACCCCATGCCGGAGAGCGTGACCGACCGGCCCACCAAGGCGCATGAGTATGTGTTCCTGCTGGCCAAGCGAGAGCGGTACTTCTTCGATCAGGATGCGGTGAAAGAGCAATCGTCAGGATTAATTGGCGGGCGGTTTGGCAGTTATCCCGATTCAACCATGCGAAGGGATGCGGAGCGGGATCGCCCAGAAGATAATGGCACCCGCAACATCCGCACCGTCTGGGAGATCGCCACGCAGCCCTATCCCGAAAGCCACTTCGCCACGTTCCCCGAAGAACTGGCCATCAGGTGCATTAAGGCAGGTAGCTCGGAAAAAGGCTGCTGTGCCGAATGCGGGGCGCCGCGGGAGCGGGTAACGAAGCGCGGTGAATTAGTACCCGATGCCCCTGGTTATACCGCGCGCGGCACTATACGGGGCAACGATGGTTTTGTGAAAAATGCAATGACCCCGGCAGGTGCAACGCAAGGCCATCCAAATTTTCATTATGAATCCAAAACCCTCGGCTGGCAACCCACCTGCAAGCATGACGCCCCAACCAAACCCTGCATCGTCCTCGACCCCTTCGGCGGCGCCGGCACAGTCGCCCTGGTAGCCGACAAGCTCAACCGCACCGGCATCGCCCTCGAACTCAAGCGCGAATACTGCCAAATGGCCCGTAAACGCTGCTACGACGACTCCCC